ATTAAATAAGTGCCTGCGCTGTTTTTATAATGCGTTTCCGCATATTCCCTTGTGGTGATTTGTATCAAACCTGATTGATCTGTTTCTACTGATAAAATTAAAAAATTACGGTTGCGATCTAATAGATCACTATTAATGGTGATTACATCACCCACCTCTAAATGAGCATTTTTAACCGTGGTTGCAAATGACAAAGCCAGTGGTGTTTGTTTAACCCTAGTGCCTGATGAATTTTCGGTGTAACGCATTGTATTTAAGGCAATTTCTGCCAATTTACCGGCTTGTGTGCTGTCTGTTACACCCTTAACATCTAACGTCTTTTGTAGGGTTTGACCATCAAAAGTTTGCAAAGCGCTATCCTCTTTGACCACTTGTGCGCTTAACCATTCATCAGTTGGATTAACGTATTTAAAAATGATTTTGTTAGCAATATCACGATTGCCTTTCATGGATATGTTTAAGCTATTATTAATAAAATCATCATCGGTTAAGGTGTCAGCAATACTTTGAGATTTGCTATCAATTTTGAGTATCCATTTATTAGCTGAGTGAACAATTTGCCCTCGACACGTTGCCAATACATCTTGAATAATTGATTGTATATTGGCCTGCTGAATAACCGCAAGATTGACATTCCAGCCATTAGTTGCGCAGCTAGTTTTAGCAGTATAAAACGAGGCAATATCAATATCGGTATCGGGGATATTAAGGCCATCAGTTAATAAATCCAATACCACTTCAGCAGGGTTGGTTGTGTATGTTTCAGCCGTGCTAATGGTGGTTGAATTGGTAACGGTTCTGATTTTTTTACCTTTCATTAAGACGGTTAAATTGGCCATTTGCGTTGATTTATTATCTTCGCCATCAAACACTTGATGCACGGCTAAAAATGCAGTGTTGGCCGGTATGTTTACGCTGTCAAGGGTAAGTGTCGCACCCGTTGATGTTGAGCCGGCTGCATTGGTAACAAAATCAACCGCCTGCACATTGGTGGCACTGCTAGATGCGTCATACCATTTAACGTGTGCATAGGTTGTTTGAAACTTGTTTGAACCGAGTGAAGTCATCACGGTTTCACCTGCATAAATGCCGGTTATATCTTCAATGGTGTGACCGGCCAAGGCAATAATCCCCCAATAATCACGGTTATAGCCATTGGCGGCGGCATCTGCATTAACCGCAGCATTGGTTTTTTGATAAATAATATTACCGGCTAAACGGTTAAAACCAAACACTTGAGGCACGGGGCTAACATTGGATTTTTGTGTTTGTAGTTTTTGCCCTGCATAAGCCTCTGAACCACCAATATCACCAATGTCAGGGGTTAAGGCACTGCCGGCAAGCGAGGCGGCCACCAAAGTGACACCAATGGCAGTGGCCAAGCCAATGCCGGACAAACTGGCAATGGTCGTACCCCAAGCAAACGATCCACCGGCTGCCCAAGCACCAATTCCAGGTGCGGCGATCATCAGCGCAATACCTACAATTGCTTTTACTGAGCTACCCATGATCAACCCTCATAATTAAACACTCTTTATTTAATTTTTTATGCACCACACAATCTAAATCCTCACTCCATACCCAGTAAGTAAACCTATTAATGGCAACACCAACTGATGCAGGTGTCAAAACCACATCGTCCTTTTTGGCTTTTTTTACTTGGGTGCAAAAGCTATTAAAAAAAGCAATGTGCTGTTTTTTAGCCAAAAAACGGCGTTGATACTTAACAAAATAATCCATATTATTAACATCAAGCGTGTATTTGCCCCAGCCTTTTGGCAGCACAAAGCGGTTGTTTAGGTGGTAAATAGCAACGGTAAAACAGTTGGTTAACATCATGTTATATTTTGTTGCCCCCAGTAAACCACGTCATTGATAGCATCGACGATGCTTGTAAACTCGTTCTGGTTGTAGGTGCGTGCTGGGTACGGCTTTGACCAGTGTACAAATTGGGTGTTTAAACTGGCACTCAATGTTTGCTCTGTGGCACTAAAGGTATCAATTACCCCCTCAAATAA